GTATAGTTATAACTGCAAAAGTATATTTATAACTATAATAACCAAATTAAACAAAATTAAAACATATTAAACCAAATTAAATAGCATCTTCATGTGTAAAATCTTCTTGAAGTTTTGATACTTCATTAAAAATAAACTCTTTCTGATTATCTAAATCAGTTACAATCTTCGAAAAAATAACTGCATCATTCTCATTCAATTCTTTGATATCAATCATTTCTACAATCTCGCTCATATAATCTAATGTAGCTCCTAACTGATTAGGTAGCCAAGTAGTGATTGGTGTTCCACCAGTAGCAACAGGATGCTTAGTATTCTTGATAATATAACTCTTAGTAAGGTTCCAATGTGTAGAACGGAATGCTCGTAGACTTTCAAGATTACGAAGCAATTGGAATGAAGCATTAGAACTTTGTTTTGCATAATCTTTCAATCCAAGATTTTTAGATTGCTCCAAATTATATTCAATATATGCTTGATGGTCTTTTGGTCTATAATTACGCAATTGAAACAAATACTCTGTCAACTTATTTTTGGGATATTCTAATGATAGCAAATTATCAACAGAAGGTATAATTGAATCTTGGGCACCAGTTTCACCGCGATATGAATGAATCTCTGTTTCGTTTTTATCATTGTCATTTAATGAAAATACTAACCTCTCATTAGGATAACATACTTTGTTACCTTTTTGTCCCATAATAAATGTTCTAAATGAAAGATAATCATTCAAATCGCTAGACTTCCACATAGTTTTCAAACTTGAAACCATATTCTCAAAAATATCTGCATGATTAGATAATGCTTTAACAAAATCTTCCATATTTTTATCATTCAAATTCTTCAAAACATCTTGCTGATAAGCGAGCAAATCACCGCTTTGATAATCAATCGCTACATGAACATTAATAAAACCACTTTCGCTTTCATGACCGTTAAACATTCTAACAGTATCATATGATTCTTGCTTTGTAGGGTCTGCACCTTCTTTCAAACAAGCATTATTTAAACCATAACCGTAAGCATAATCAAGCCAAGGAAATACATCATTCTTCTCACCTAATTGCTTCAAAGGAATTGCAAGAACACTTGGAATATCTTCTCTTGCTTCGCCGTAAACACCATCCTTCAAATAATAATGAGAAGTTTCCAAACTATATGCTGCGGCCATAAATGTATAATCTCTTTGTAAAGTGGCTAAAAGCTGAACATTTGTTTCATCACTAAAGTCAAACAAAGGCAATCTTTTAATTAATTCTTCTGCAAATTTATTCTTACCTAATAATCCAGTTGAGCCGTCAGATTGTGTGATTTTCATCTCATCAAGCAAATCATTAATTATTTGATATTTTTCAGGAAGTTTTTTTAATGGGCTTTGCACTGGTAAGAAACCATTCTTTCCCGGCTGACAAGAAAACCAAGAGTTTGGGTATTTGCTATTCCATTCACTGAAAGTCATAACTATAACTAGGTAATTATATAACTTATAATTATTAAAACTAAAATTCTTAAATTATTTGTTATAAATTCATATTTCATATTTCATAATTTTTTGCAATCATTTTTAATACGCTTACCATTTTGCCTTTTTAACATTTAGTCTTGGACCTCTCTTTGCTTTTGATGCACCCGGGTCATATTCTTCTTCTTCATCATCAGAACCAATATCTTTAGATAGTTCCCAGAATTCTTTAGACCCCAACTTAAAATTACCGTGTGGTTCTGCTTTGTACCAATAAATAGAATCCATTAGTTTGTTTGACTTGCAGTTATTATCAACAACTAAACATTCATAATTTTCGGTTGTTTGGTCCATAACTTGTTCAAAAGCTTCAAATGTTGGAAACATACCAGCATAATTCTTCCAAATACGCTCGCGATTGCTCTTGTAAGGCTCACGAAGAATAAAAACATAATCAACATTTGTTCGCAAATTAGGAGGTACACCTAATGGATACTGCATAGTAATTACCAACATCACTTTCCAATGGCGACCATTCATAAAAAGAAGTCGCATCATTTTATCGCGTGCCCAAGAATCATCATACAAACAATCATCTAGAATAACAAAACAGCGTGGGTCCATTGAACTCCGCTTATATTGCTCAACTTGCTTATTATATTGCTTAATAACTGCTTTCTGGCGTTTTAAAATATTTTCAATAATTGTGGTATTGTACTCATTATGAATAAATAGTTTAGGCACCATTTTACCGTAGAAACCATTCCCCATTTCTGTACCTGAAATAACAGTGCCTACTGGAATATCTTGATGATAAAATAACAAATCGCGAACTAAGAAACTTTTACCTGTATCACGCCTTCCAATTAATACAACAACTGGACCCTTATTTTCATCAGGTCTAAATTTAATATTTCTCATATTCCATTTTCTTAAAGGTAATTGATGACTCATTTATCTAAATGTTATACTAATAATTATTATTTTTGTTATTAAATGATTACGCATTTTGTTTTGTTTATTTTGTTTATTTTGTTTTCAAATACTTATTTGCTAATTTCGCTAATTTTGCTAATTTCGCTAATTTTGCTAATTTTGCTAATTTTGCTAATTTCGCTAATGTTTGACAGTGAGTTATAATAAGTTAATTTTTGTCACATTGTCAATTATAGAATAAATAATGTTTGAATTTACATATATTAAGCCTAATGTCAAACAGGTTATTACAGATTTAGAAAATGAACCATTTAAAATGATTAATACCCAACTTTACACACCAAATAATGAACTATTTATGAAATTAAATGAAACTAATGCATATTCAACAGCACCTAATTTTAATTTATTTATTGATTCAGTCAAACAAATTACTAATAATAATGCTACTGATGCTAATGCTACTGATGCTAATGCTACTGATGCTAATGCTACTAAATTAATTTTTAATTGTAAAAACAACGAAAATATTAATAAAAATGTTGATGGATTTATCAAATTTTCACCATTATTAGACCCTGTTCGCTATTTAGTAGGAAAATACGATATTAGTGATAATAATTTGAAAAATATGCCTTCTTATAATGAAGAAAACTCTCATCCTAAAATGAGAGAAACAGATAATGCTTCTTATGTTGACAGTTTTTTTTCTTATTTATCAAGCAAAATGCTACATGAACATGGATTTTTAAATGCTCTAGATTGCTATGGTAATATGCTTGGTTTGAAGAAATGTTTGACAATGGATGTAGTTGATGATTTAGATTATCTTATGGATAACGAATATTTTGTTCGCAACAATCATATTCTTTATGATATGGATAATCAATTTCATAATGAAATCTTAAATAGAGGTTCAAGAAGTCGCAAAATTGCAATAAAAATTGGTGGTAGCACAGAAGATAATACTAATGATACTAATGATGCTAATGATGCTAATGATGCTAATATGGAAATAGATTTTGAATTAGATAATATTGAATCACTTGATGAATTAAATATTGCTTTTGAAGATAATCAAACTCCTAAAGATGATGTTTCAGATGTAGATTTTATAAATCTTGCTGATTTATCCAACAGTGAATTTATTATTCCTACAAAGAATAAAAAGAACAAGAAAAAGCAAAATAAGAAAAATAATAGTACTGCAAATGATGATGATATTAGTGATGATATTAGTGATGATATGATAATATCTGATTCTGAATGTAGTTCTAATTGCAGTTCTCGCACTTCAATAACTGGTAGCGATGAAAGTGATTATGAAAGTGATGATAATAGCGAGAGTGATGGTGATGAAAGTGATGGTAATGAAGGTGATGGTGATGAAAGTGATGGTGACGATGATACTGATAGCACTGCAAGTGAAGATAAAGCATTAATCAATATCTATGATTTCCCAGTGAATGCTATTTTCCTAGAGAAATGCGAAAATACATTAGATTATCTTTGTGATGAAGATGAAGAATTTGGAACAGAAGAATTATGTTCTGCTTTAATGCAAGTTATTATGACACTTATTGCGTATGATAAATGCTTTGATTTTCAGCATAATGACCTTCATACAAATAATATTATGTATGTTCCTACAAAGAAGCAAAATCTATATTATAAAGTTAATAACAAGCATTATAAAGTTCCAACATATGGTCGCATTTTTAAAATAATAGATTTCGGAAGAGCAACATATAAGTTTAGAGGTAATCAATTATGCAGTGATAGTTTTCACAAAGATGGTGATGCACATACACAATTTAATTTCAGTAAGCATTATAATTCATCTCGCCCTAAACTTGAACCAAATGGTAGTTTTGACCTTTGCAGATTAGCTACTTCATTAATTGACTTTTTGATTGATGATTTAGATGATTTAGAAGAAACTAAGGACCCTGTTATTCATATGGTTAATGAATGGTGTCAAGATGATAACGGAAGAAATATTTTATGGAAGTCAAACGGTGATGAACGCTATCCCGGATTTAAATTATATAAAATGATTGCCCGTAATGTTTCAAAGCATAAACCTATTGACCAACTTGAGCGTCCTATACTTGAAAGATATAAGTGTAATAGAAAAAGCATCAAAAAAGGCACCACTATTATGAATATTGATGATTTGCCTTGCTATAAAGGTGCATAAATTGCATAAATTGCTAAAATAGCATTTGGTTTTGTTTGACAATTAACAAAATCAAATTTAAAAACCAGGGGAACCAGTAAAAGCAGATACATTTTCTGCAGCTACATTGGCTGCATTACCCATATTATTTATTAAATAAATACCGGATAATGTGCTTAAAAATACTAGCAATGAATTGCGAAATTGGGTCTTAAACTCAATAACATCCTTTTTCAAAAATCTCATATCCAAGAAACACAATATAGTGTAAATAATTGTTACAGCGATAGAAAGAATAAAAGTATTCTCCATAACTATTATACTTACTTACTGTTCAATAACAAAAATGCTAATCATATTTTACGCATTAAAATATTATTAATAACTAATTATTTGCTTTATACTTTCGATTCTTTCCTCCCTGCTTCCCTGCTTATGCGCGTGCGGGGCGCTTCCCTGCCTTCCTGCTTCCAAATCAGCCCACCAGT